ACTTCAGTATCTTGTTTCTCATCGAAATGAGTCATGATATTTTCAATTGCCGATGGGTTAGGCTCCAAGTCGTCATTATCATTTACACGATAATCACGATACAGGTAAGTAGGATAAAGAGTTCCTCTATTTTGAGGCTCTCTAGCTTCAGCACCTTCAGGATCTGCAAGCGTATCATCTAAGATATCATCTTGCGAAGTCGTTTCGGGTGGTAAAAGCTCCTGAGTTTCCTGTTCAGAAGGGTCGAATAAATCGACATTCTTTGATTTTGCCATAATATTTACTCCTATATTAATAGCTTTAATTTAAGTAGAAGAACAATCCCTCTTCTACAACCATAAGTACCGTCCCCTGAATCGTGCGTCCAGCACGATTCCAGAAGCAGGTGTGAAGTGCAGACACTTAAAGAACTGCACTCCACTATCTTTTAAATACTAGCCCAAGAGATTAAAAGTATCTAAAAAGACACCCTTTATACATCGTAGGGTATAACCGATTAGCAAAAAAATAGCCCAAGTACCTGTACCATTAAGCCAGCGTACTTGAGCTTTTTTTCTACCGCATAAGTAGGAGATTAATTCTTTCTAGAACATCATCTATTTTTTCGTAACACAGTTCTTCCATATCATCGACACCATCATAGAATTCGTGCTCAAGGACTCCTTCCTTGTGGGACTTGAGTCTTTGACTCCATTCTTTGCCCACTGCTCTTAATTCTATGTATGCCTGTTTATCAAGCTTTGATACGAAAACAGATCTTTTTAAAAGTTTTATCTCCTTAACGCGATTTAGCAGGTTTTTTATATCCATGCTTCCTCCTTGTTTAAAGATGGTTATTGTCAACTAGGTAATCAACTTGCTTCTTGAGGTCATCAACTTCGGATGTGCTCATTTCAGCGATTTGATGTGCAGTAACTATGTTGGATATGAACCAACCTAGTCCCATACCTAAGATAAAGATTACTATGCTCATTGTATCCCCGCTATTTCATCGTCAGATTCAGCGTTTAATGGTCCACCGAAAGCATTTTCCCATTCATCTTGAGTTATGCCAGTCATTAAGAACTCTCTATCTTCAGCAGATAGATTTGGGCATATTTCTTGAATCAAGCCTCTGTTGGATGTTAAATCCTCGGCTTGATGGTCAGTTATTGGGACTTCTCTTGTGTGCTCAGTCCCAGTGAGCAACGATATTCTTGTTATCAACATGTTTAATCTCCTATGTTGTTGGTTAAAGAAAAGAGGGTATATGGTTATTGGTCTATTTACTCCCGTAATGATTGTGCTCCTTCAGTGAGTGGGCCAAGTTCGTTTTAATAGCTTATTTCAATGTATTTGAGTCTATATTTATAGTTATTTACTCTTTTCATTGCCAATATCCCATAATCCTCATAACAACCGTCCTCTAATATGCGCGCCAGCGCATATTGGTGGTACACAGTGGTACACACTTAAGTCTTTGTTTTTATTGAAGAATTGGCGATGCTTGGGGTTTGTGTGTACCAGCTAGAAATAGTCATGCCGGTACACACGTAAGTGGTTGATTCTATTACATTTGTCATAGGTCAATGGTTCATTGGTACCAGGTGTACCACTAGTTTTTCATTTTAAACCTAAAAATAACATATGTTAATGAACGATGGTCCATGGTTAAACAGCGAAATTAGCCGGTACACATGGTACACATGGTACACATTACAAAATGTCCTTTAAAATCAAGGGTTTAGCTGTGTACCACTATCGTGGCGGATGCCGGTACACACCGGTACACAGGGGTCTCTTGGACATATGCTCTTTCACAGAGGAAAGAGGTCCAACCACTTTGGGATATCAGCTCGCACAGCTCGCTGATGATAGTAGTAAATAGCACACCTCAAAGCACACCGCACACCGAGAAGGAGGGAGCGGCTGGGATCAAGGGCTTTTAGGGCTTGTCGGGTGGATCAAGGGCGCGAAGCGGGCTTGGGATTGACATAAAAAAAGCCCTGAGAGCAGGTAATTCATATCCTTACTCCCAAGGCTAATTCTAGTCTAGATTAAGACTATTGTTCAAGTTTAGATCGCTTTTCCTTAAGCTGTTTAAGCTCTATGTCCATGAATGCTAGTTCTTCGTCATAGTTCACTCCCTCTTGGGGTTTATGATCTCTGAGAAGGCTTACAGCGTCCATTTTGAGCTCTAAGGTCTCGATTTGGTCATCTAAATCTCCTACTTTCAGATGTTCAATTTGTTGTACATGTTCATCAACATTGGCTTTTAATCTATTGGCTTGATTAATACCATCTTTGATGAGTAAGAGGCCGTGGGCTAGAAGGCGTTCTATGCGTTCTAACCCTTTTCCGCTTTTTAGACCTGCCATTTAGAATGGGACTTGGTCTTGAGCTACTTTTTGCTTACCGTTAGCTTTAGCTTTAGTAGGCTTAGTAGCAGGTTTTTCGACATCTCTCTGAAATAGAACCATGTCAGCTGGAAGTTTTCTCGTTACCGATCTTACTCCGCTATCCTCTCTATTATCAGGAATTTGAACTTGCCTATAATCATAGGGTATATCTTTATTCCATTTAAGAGAGATGGTTCTTGTTCCATCATCTGCAACATTAACGAAAGCCGTGCCTATGTTATCAAAGTCAGTTTTAATAACTCCTCTTTTGTTAACATAATGGCCAATGGCTACACATATATCTAGGATAGTATCCATAATATATTTCCTCTAGGCTGTGTTAATTTAAAGAGAAAGAATGAGCCAGCCTTATAACTTATCCAATCTCATATAACCCAACCGCTTAAATACACGCCAGTGGATTTTCCGAAATCGAAAACAAGGTTCCAATGGTCGGATTACAAACTGGACGAGCAAAGAAGTGAAAAGGGAGGGGATATCTTCTGGGGGCAACATCTTAAACCCTGTGTGAGCGATATATTTTAAAAATTTTCAAAAAAAATTTTCTATGCTAAGGTTGGAGCATGAGTACAAGGATCTGTGCTGATTGCAATCAAAAACTCCCCATAAAAGAGTTTGAAGTTCTTAGTGGGAAATGGAAGAGATCTATCTGCAAAAAATGCAGAACCACCGAACAAAATAAAAATAGGAGTAAAACACCAGAATCTTACTTATCTCACCTACATTCTCAGTTGAAGTACTCCAGAAATAAACAAAACCCAGAAATGGAATGGGCCATCGACCCTGGACATTTGATAGTGCTATGGGAACAACAAAAAGGACGATGTGCCATTAGCGGTGTATACATGACACACATTAAGGATGGCACTGGTGTACACGATTTTAATGTTTCAATAGATAGAATTAACCCAAACATACATTACATACCTGGGAACCTTCAGCTTGTATGTCATCGAATTAACACCATGAAACATACTTTGGCGGAGGACATGTTTTACTGGTGGATTAAGAATATAGTGACGAACAAAGGAGATATTTGATAACATGTGGACATGAAAGAAGGAATCTTGCGTTCGGTTAGGGAAAGGCTTATAGCAGATATATCCAACTACGATACGAACCTTGAAATTTTATTAACTAAAAGTGTCGGTATTGGGGAGCACTCTGATATAACAGCCGAAGCGGAACAGTGGATAAAGAAAATAGGTGAGGCTAAGGAAGCCATATCCGTTATTGACGAAAAACTTAAATCGGAATAATTATGTCGAGTTCTGAAAGGGCTGAACTTCAGTCACATTATCCTTATATGGGATTACATTTAAACGAGTTAAGCGTTCAGGAAGAGCGATTAATTTTGTGTTATGTAAGAGGCATGACAAAAGCTGCCGCAGGACGGGCTGCTGGATATCAAGACATGGACAGTGTCTATGACATATTTAAAAAACCAAAAATTACTCAGGCAATTAACTATCTACGGGAGGAAAGTAGGAGAGAGTTTAATTTTGACAGAGGGACGGCTACATCAATGTATCTCGAAGCGCATAGAAAATCAGCTAACGCTACCGAAGAGAAAAATATTGTTGATTCATTATGCAAGCTCCATGGTCTATTTACTCCAGAGGCTGCTACACAAATAAATATAATTAATGGTGAGCAGGTAGAGAGGCTAGAAAATTTAACTGATGAAGAATTATTAAAAATAGCGGGTGATGATACTAAATACTTGGAGCCTACTAAATGAGTTATGCTAATGAGCTGATGCCTAAACAGCTAGCACAACTAACAGGGGCAGAATACACAGGTAGAAAAATTTACTCTTTAGGTGAAGTTGACAAAGAATGGATGCATTACCTGCAGTTGAATAGACAACCCAATTTTAAATACCCTTTTTTACACTTACAGCCATACTCAAAAACAAACCCGGATTCTGATATGGCTCTTGAGAGGGCAAAAATTAAAGAGGCTAAGAAATTTGATTACCTACCTCATGCTGAGGAGGAATTTCAAAAAGCAAGTAGTTGGGAAGAGCTAGAAAATACACGACAGAATCTTATATACCAAGAGCCAGGGCTTAGAAATGTAGCCCCAGTAATTGAGCTTGGTTTTGGGCTTGGTGGTATGGCTATTAGAAGTAGTAAAGCTTTCTCAGACAAAGTTGTGGATAAATGGAATAAATTTAGAACCCCTGATGAGGTTTATACTGGTGGCCCAATTGGTTTAAAGACATTAAGAACTCCTTATGATGTAGCTAAAGCTGACGCAAGATTAAGCCCCCCAACTAGTTCATATGAGGGTTTTCAAGCTGGATCATATTCTGCTGCTAATCTAGATGAAGCTAAAGCTTATGCAATGGCTGCTAGACATGCAGCAGATGTTAAAGGTTCAAAGCTCGATAGGGCAGGAGAAGGACCAGGTCCAAGGTCGATGGCAGAGACAGCTAAAATAGCCCGCCTTAAAACGGGGTCTGGGGTCTATAAAATAGACATGTCAGATACTACTAAAATTTATAATTTTAAGTACCCTTCTAAATATATGAAGAATGAGATTAATAAAGAAATAAAGTTACTACAATCACAAGGTAAACCTACTGGCCACTTATATAGATTACTTAGAAGGGATGAGGAGGCCGCTTATCATATTTCGCATGCGCAAAGAGAGTTTTTAGAAAGGTATGGCTATAAAGCTTGGAGGCATAAAGAGAGTAATGTATCTACAAAATCCTTTGTAGTTTTTAGACCAGAGCAATATAAGATTAAAGAATTATCTGAGGATATACTCACTGGGCCTAGGAGATTGTTGGCAGAGAAGAAGAAGAAGGAGGATCTGGGAACGATGGCTTTCCAGAAGATAATAAAAAAGGGGCCTAAATGAATGCAGTCCCTAAGATAGAGTGTCCACGATGTAAGAAACTACATCCTCAGACTCTGTTCTCTCAGGAGCATGGACTATGTGTGTACTGTCGAGCCGATGACGCTGAGAGGATTGACCCGACCCCTGATCCAGTTGAACAGAAAGAAGATCCAAAGGAAGAAGCCGCATCGTTAAAGGCACAAAAAGAATTAGCCAAACGTATACTTTCACGTAAGAGGCTCCTTCCATTTGTAGAGAGATTTAATCCTGAGTATCAAGCTGGCTGGGTTCACAAAGATATTTGTAAACGCCTCGAACAATTTAGCCAAGATGTAGTAGATCGTAAGTCTCCTAGATTAATGTTGTTTATGCCACCAAGACATGGAAAATCAACATTAGCTAGTATTACGTTCCCCGCCTGGCACTTGGGCAGAAACCCAAAACATGAGTTTATAAGCTGTTCGTATTCTGGATCTTTAGCGATGTCTTTCAGTAGAAAAGTCCGTCACTTACTGCGGGAGCCATTATACAAGAACGTGTTTACGGAATCAAAATTGGACCCACATTCACAGTCAGTTGAAGCATGGTTGACTACCAAGGGTGGTGGTTATGTAGCAGCGGGTGTTGGTGGTGGTATTACAGGTAAGGGAGCGCACGTGCTTGTAATAGATGACCCTGTAAAAAACCGTGAGGACGCAGAATCAGATTTCAATAGGGATAATGTTTGGGACTGGTATACATCCACAGCTTATACACGTCTTGCTCCTGGTGGTGGCATACTTATTATTTTAACGAGATGGCACGATGACGATTTAGCTGGACGATTACTTCGTGGTGCGGCCGATGGCGGTGATGAATGGGAAGTGGTCAAATATCCAGCGATAGCGGAAGCAGAGGAAGAGTTCAGGGAAGTAGGAGACGCCCTACACGAAGAGAGATATAATATGAAGGCCCTGGAGAAAATCAGGAAGGCGGTTGGCCCTCGAGATTGGTCAGCGTTATATCAACAAAATCCAGTCTCAGATGAAGGAGATTATTTCACCAGGGAGATGATCCGTTACTATGAGTCGGAAGATATTGACCTTAGTAGAATGAAGTTTTACTGCGCTTGGGACTTGGCCATTGGTCAAAGAGATAGAAATGACTACTCAGTGGGAATAATAGTTGGAGTAGATGAATATGATTGTATGTACATAATT